TCGATGAATCCATACCAATATACTGAAGGATTTGAATCTGATGCTTGAACACATAGATCCAATTCAATACCAACCAATTCCCAACCTTTGCTAGAAAAATATGCTGAGCGACGTTTCTTGAACCATTCTAATATTGCAACACCATCTTCTAAATATTCTGCTAATTGCAATGGATTCGAAAAATGTTCTCCACCCATATCCGTTACACATCGTACATATTCTTCTCGAAGCTTGTTTTGAAGGATGTTACGAAAATCTAAATTCTCAGCTTTCTTAACTGATTCGGTATACATTACTGTTAAGAAATGTTGAAATGTTTCATGAAATGCCGTTCCAAATGCTGTTTCAATTGATGCTTGAAATGGAGCTAAGCCATCAATATAAGCAAGTTTCCAAGATAATGGACAACGCTCATACATGGACCATTGTGAATAAGATATCTTTCTAGGAACTGTTTCAGGATCACGAAGTGATAAACGGTATATTGGTGCAATGTATTGTCCTTGTTTCATACTTATAATATAAGAAAAATAATTCAAGAACACAAAAAAAGCTCGACATTTCTGCCGAGCTTGATATTAATCTATTTGTTCCGTAAATGATAAAACCCCATCTAACAATTCATCTTTTTTGTTAGACATTTCTTCATAAAAGGCATCTGTCCAACAACCATCTTCATCTCGATATTCTGGATCTTCAAAAAATTCTTCATCTGGATGAAAATATTCAATGTCTCGATATTGTTGATTCGAAGCAAATGCTCCAATGAAACAATAACCCTCATCATCAAAGGTTCCTTCAACTTTAGCTCCTGCATATTGTTCTCGAAGGAAATCGGTTAGTTTAAAAAACAATCCTTCTGGAAAGTCCCATGCACTAACAATGTGCAGATAAACGGTATCATCAGATGCATCTATATCGTTTAGATAACACCATTTAGCACCAACGTTGTCAATCCACCATTCCCGCGTGTCTTCTGTGCCATCATATAAACTTTCAAAGAGACAATTTGAACAAGCTTCTATGCGACTCATATATGTTGAATTTTCAGGCCATTTTTCTGAATTTGTTTCTAATCCAATCCACTCTAAAAATCTAGAAGTATCTTCCGGGTTTGGAAATTTAATTTCGAAAGTTGAATAAACGTGATTTGCCATTTTCTTATATTTTTCTATATTATAAAAAATTATTTTTGTGAATCCAAATTATTTGACTGAATCTCTATAATAATGTTGTTGCTCGATTAGATATATATCGATTAAATCTTTAGTTTTTTGCAAATCTTGTTCAAATAAACCCTTATGTCGACATCTTACAATGCGTTTAATAATATCAAATTCATATGCATTCAACCCCCAATCTTTTGCAAATTTATATAAACTCTCGTTACCTTTGTAGTGTTTTTGTGTATTTACGCTCACTTGATTCCTTTTAACATTTTCTTTTTCTCAGCATCATTATAACCATACATTGTCAAAATTCGGTCCAATGTAACTTTATCCATTAAATCTGCATAATCTGAAGCTTCGGACTTACTAATCTGATAATGTTCTGCAAGTTGCGTAATTAAATCTTTATCAAATTTATCTTCCGATTTGCCTTTTATATATTTTGCAAAGCTTTTGTTTGTAGGCAAAAGTTCATAATACAATCGATATGTTTCTTGTGGTCGTAATAATCCAATTGTATATGTTTGTAATTCATTAACTAATTCAGTTAATTCCATTCGCATAGACAACCAACGATTAACAATAAACGGAGAAAACTTCTTTTGATCCGTTTCGGACCATTTTTTCCATTCTCGTTTTTTATCCGTTACGCCTCCGATAAAATCAAAAATTGTTGCTGCTTTCTTTTCTTCTGCCATTTATTATAATTTATATTTTTTACGATATTGTTGTTCTAAATACGGTCCCATTCCCATTTCTAAAATAATTGCAGAATCCGGAATTCCTATGATGCGTTTTGCATCTAAAATATCATCTATAGATTTATTGCGAAATGTTTTTATCTTAGTTTTTGCATTACTACGATCAGATGTTTTAAAAATAATCGTAATTAAATCTTTATGATATGGAATTGACATTATTTTTTAATTTTTATGGGTTGAAATTCTTCCGGGATAGCACCACAATCGTCACATCTAAATACTGGAATTGGTACCATAGTATCTTTATCGTTTCCTGTTAAAAACTTAGAAACTTTATTAATTGCCATAACTTGACGAAAATACAATCCGTCACATTCTTTGCATTGAATTGGTTGCATATCGTTAGGACCAATATTAACATTCATTTTACTCATATTTCTCCTAATAAATTTACAAACATTGCCATAATATTAATTTCTTTATCTACAACCGATGCATCTTTGTATTGTGCTTCTGCTATAATTAAAATACACGGAGCTACATGACCAGTTCCCCAATCATCTAATGTATCATAAAGAAATGTATATAATGGAGTGAAATCTTTTACTTTGCTATCTGCAATCGTTTGACGAATTTTATTGAACGATGCTTTTTTGTCTTTAGCATTCTTTAATACCTCTAGAATTTCAGTCATATAATTTGCTTGAATAGCACTTGCTTTATCTAATTGTAATTTTCCATTAACTACAGATGCTTGTGCTGCATTAATTGCACGGCGGATATCTGGGTATGATGCATTGATAATTGCTGCAACATCTTTAATATCATATTCAACACCTTTATCTTCTAAAACTGTAACTAAACGTTTAGCTACATCTGTTTTGCTAGGCGGGGTGATTGCAAATGTTTGACAACGAGATTGAATTGGATCGATAATCTTTTCTACATAGTTACATGTAAGGATAAACCGTGTTGTTTTGCTATACGTTTCCATCAAGTTACGCAATGCTGCTTGTGCATTTGGTGTTAAATAATCAGCTTCATCTAAAATGATAATTTTCCAACGACGAAACCCAACTGTCGATGCATATCTTTTAATTTTATCTCGCACTGCATCTACTGAGTTTTCGTCTGATGCATTAATATACATTAAGTCAGCATCAACGCTATTTGCGATAATCTTTGCCAAGGTAGTTTTACCAGTACCAGCTGAACCATAAAATAACAAATGCGGAACATCTCCATTTTCAATGAAAATTTTAACTTTTTCAATGATGTGTTCATTACCAATATAACCTTCTAACGTATCCGGGCGAAATGATTCAACCCAAAGTGTATTTTCTTGTTGTTTAAACATATTTTTTATTTACCTGTTGATCCGAAACCTTTTTCTCCACGCTTTGTGCCACCGATAAGTGAGCCTACTGCCTGCCAAGCAATATGTTCAACTTTAGCTAATACTAATTGCGCAATTCGTTCGCCGATTTTAACTTGAAAATCTTCAGTTCCATGATTAATTAATATTACTCCTAATTCTCCACGATAATCTGAATCAATTGTGCCTGGACTATTTAATACAGTTACACTATATTTAAGTGCTAAACCACTTCTAGGTCTTACTTGTATTTCATAACCATATGGAATTTCAACATATAATCCAGTTTTAATTAAAGCAGTTTTACCAGGTTCAATAATTACATTGTCATTGCTTCTAATATCCATTCCAACACTTCCCCCGGTTTCATACTGAGGGAGAGCATTGGCTGATTTATTTACTATCTTTATTAACATTTATATAATTTATTTCTTAAAATATTTTCTTTCCATGGAATAAATCTTAAATTAGATATATCTCCAATAATATTAGGATCAATATTATCGCGGAAACCTTCGGATATCGGAATAATATGATCTAATTGATAATTATCGGTACCTTTTTTTGCTTTTCCGCGGTTTTCATGAAATTCTAAAGTATGTATTGCTTGTCGTTTTGTTATTTTATGAACTTCATTATAATATTTCTTTTTTTCGGATAATACCTGCTCATATTCTATTTCACTTAAATTAGTTGCTAAACTATTTTGCATTCCTAATGATATATTATATCCATTCGGAATACGTTTTTTAGTTTCATATGCTTTTAGTAAACCTTCTGAAATTTTTTGCTTATGTATTATGCCTTTTGGTTTACCTGTCCAATATCCAATACAACCTGTATTTTTTTCTGAAACTGTTTTTTTCCATTCTGCAGTTTTAGGTTTGCCGTATGATGGATTTTTTTCATTCAATTTTGAACAACTATAACATTCCCATTCTTGCATACGCTTTAACAAACCTGGAGTCATTCTTTTTGCTTTAGAATATTTAGGTGATCCGCAATTTGGGCAGTCACAAACATAATACCGTTCCATATTAACCTTTTAAATAAATATCATACGGTATTAGTTTTGTAACATTACTTTCCAAATTTAATTCTGCAACATCACAAGCCAATATGTAGATTCAAAATCCGAACCAGTAAAATCAATACGAGCTAAACCATCCGGAGATACCTTAAGATAACCAGAATCTCCTCGATTTGCTACAAGAACTTCTTTTAGTTTATCTGCAGAGAAACAAACCGGATCCATTGAGTTTTGATTTGCTGCTCCAACTTCAAATGAAATATTATCTGCATTTACGGTTGAATAATTGATAATGAATTTAATTTGTCCATTAACAATTTGAACTGCAAAGTTTTTCGCATCTGGTAATGCATTCTTTGCTTTAATGAATTTACTGATAAATTCTTCATTAACTGGAATGGTTACTTCATAATCTGGTTCTGCATTGATTGAAGGCACTGCTGGAATAACTGTCGTATCAGCCAACATAAAAGTTGCTTTAGTTGTTCCTTCTGAAATTTTCATTGCATAATTCTTACCAGCTGCATTTTGAACTTCAATTTCAATATTCTCATTCA